TATCTTATACACCCGGGAGACAAGGGACTATTTCCTCTCTTATTTTAAAGAGATGTGATTTTAGGCCTGATTTACGTAACGAACTGAGTAAAGATGTCAGGAATTGATTTTGTAATCTGATCTTAGTTTGTGAGGTCGGTTTTGAATCATATTCAAATCGACGAAGTAAGTCTTCTGGTTTTAAGCGTGTATATATCTGTTGTATAAGGACTAAAGACTCAAGGCGCTCGAAAGTAACAGGTAAAGAGATAGGATCTCTTATACATGGTACTAACGGAGCGTCTTGATCCCAGTCCTGGTCAAATGCCTTCTGTTTATGTTCCGAGTCTGTTAGAAGAGCAAATACCTTTCCGCGAGGGATAGCATCAGCCCGGGGGATCCATGATCCCCTTGGTTGAGTCTCTCCCTTCGGAACCGAGAACACGAATATATCCGGGACATAATCATGTTCCCGAGCTTTACGTTTAGCAGGCATTTTCAGCAGGGGTGAAATGCTCTCTTTAAGTGTCATCAAATAATCACTTAAAGCCTCTCGCACTAAAGGATAGTTACATAAAGTAACTCCAATATTACGAGTCTTACCTTTATCAACGAATGTTAGTATCGGTAAGGCAGACTCCCTATATGCTAACCAAGCTTTAGTTTCTGGGGAATCAGGGCTTAAAGGATATTTTGGATTTAACCAAGATTCCGTTATGTCATGATTCGGATCCCAGAAATGAGCTAAAGCCGGATTAGATATAAAGGAGAGATCTCCTTCCCCTGATTCCTCCAGAGATATTAAATCTGGGCAATCAGAGGTAAAAGGAGTCTTCACCAAGTAATCCTCACAAAAAGGTGCGTACCATTCAAAGAACTTGGGTGGGAAGACTAGAAAATCTGAAATTCTCTTAGTTTCCCCTTCTAAGTTGCCCCAATCTTGTTTAGTTAGGATATCTCAATAGATATCTCTAGCTTTTTCTGATAAGAAGGCTACAAACTTCTCTTTAGAAGAAGCCTGTTTCTCAGAATTCCAAAATCTATGATTTAATAGATCAGCAAAATTGTATGATCCACTTAAAACCTGGAACCATGCATAATATTTGCTCAAACCTGTTATACCTATGTTTTTAGTCATAGGACTTAGCAGTAAAGGAAGCAAGGCATCCATGAATAAAGGTCTACGACCAATGCTCATGGCGTGCTGCGCTCTCTTCCAATGAATTGGAAGAAGCGCTTTGAGGTAAAAACTCAATTTAGGACTGCTCCATCCCCTCCCCACTAGGCGAGTTACTAACTCCAACCTAGCAGAAAAGGTCTGGGACGAAACTTCTTCTTTAAGGGATAAAGGTGAAATATTCATCGGTCCTAACACTATCTGGTTAGCAAATTGGAAAAGGCGCCATCCTTTCTTACCTTCCACTGTGGAAGGGGGAGAGACGACGCTTTTTGCTAAGGAGATAGGTATATCCAAGTCTTGACATATATTTAAATAAGCTTCCGCTACCTTGGTATCAGCAATGACAATATCGTCTCCTAAAACACGATATTTATCAAAGATCTGGATTTCCCCAGACACCTGATAATGAGCAAATTGCACGAGAAAATGATGAAGTAAGGCCAAAGCAGCCCATGAGGATAATATCCCCATAGGCTGGCCCCGACCATACTGAATGTAATGTTTACCTTCATGTATATAAGGGACACCCTTCTTTTCATCAGGGAGTGCGAATACCCTATCAGCTACCATGACTTCCCAATACTCCCCAATCGGTTTACCATAGATCACATCCAACATCATCTTATACAGATAACGTGGGATGAGATCCGTGGCCGATTTAAGATCATAGGAATAGTACTGTCCATGTCCTCTGAAGGAGGACACAGCAGACTCCTGGTCAAAAGTAGCATCAGAGTCTCCGAATTTCTCTAATAAAGAGAAGAGACTTTTATGTAGAGGAGTAAGGCAATATTGGGTCCAATAGTCCGCCATAGCAAAAACTCGCACTTTCCCGGCAGCTTCATATTTTAAATGGAGCTTACCAAGGAAAAGAGTTTTATTTTTATATCTTGGACGGTAGAAATCAGCCCAAGGTCGCATAAGAGCGTATAATAAATTATAAATTCGTAAACCTCTCGTATCATTAAAATATAGCATCCAACGGCGCACAGAGTTTACAGTTTGGTAACCCCATAACCTGGCTGCTATATGAGCAGCAAGGATAGAAGGACCTCCCTGGACTCCGCTTCCTGTTAGTAATAACGGGAACGCCTTTGGAGCTAGATCATCTTGATTACGAGAAAATTGGAATTCCTTAACGAAGATCCTCAAAAAATCTTCGAAAGAGGCACTCTTAGTGACATCAGGAAGATACACATCACTGATTGATGAGAAAGTAGGAGCAGGATAGATCCCTAATAATGCCCTATAAATATTCAAGAGAGACAACCAGAATCTAATGTGTACAATACTACGGTTCAAGAAAGCTTGGCGAGCTTGTAGAGGTAACCAAGATGGAAGACCACCCTTAGACAATCTAAGGGACTGGCCTAAATCACGGGTATCAATCCGTGATCCAGCAAGGTATAGCTCTAAAGCTAGCTTAGTTAACTTAAGACGTATAATATACGCATTTATTCCGGAACTCTTAATATAACATGAAGAATAAGTTGCAAAATGTCTTATAGATTTCTTTAATGTAAGGCCTAATTTCACACCTGAGTAGGAAGCTACTAAAATTGAGTAGCTACTTACTAGTCGAATAATCCTTTCGGAATCGACCTCGACCATGTTACTATCTTGTACGTGGTACTGAGATAAGGTACTCCTCCAAAACTTTGACTGCAATATTTGCGCCTTAGTTAGGGGGGAAATTTTGGATAAATCTTTTGTAACTTTCTCATGGTAATCTTGAGGAGGCTCATCACCGGGTCTTGCTATAACCAATATAGCTGTCTCTGTAGAGAGAGCAACCTTCAACATAGAGGTATACTCTCGCTCTGTTAAATACAGGACCCCTTTCGGGTCTACAGGGTCTATGACAGCATAATGAGTCATAACCCGATCCCAGTCGAAACCTTCCCAATAACGGAACGCTTCGATTGTCGGATGACGCCCGAAGGAGGTAGCCGATACGGAAAAAGATCTAATTTTCATTGTTGTATATTATATATAATGATGGAAATGGTCTTAGTCAGCTATTATACACATAGTCGTACTCATAAACCTCTTCCCCTAGAGATTTAGAAGTATCGCCTCCTTAGTATTTTTCTCCGCATGAGACTATTACTTTTGCCAGAGCTATAAGGAAAGTACCAACTTTGCGAACCTTTTTAGTATAAGGGGTACAGGTTTGCCAACACGGTCGAGATCTAAAGTCGATCTCGTTGGTTTCCGCTCCTGTCTACTAAATGGTTTTCGGAGTTGTTAGGTTAAAATAACCAGTACAGACCCGAGGTAAACCCAAAGTAATAACCTAACGTATCACCATGCTGCCCCTTGACACCGAGAGGGAGCTGTCGAACTGTTAGGGAAGAATTCCCGGCTCCATCAATGAGTATGGACAGAGAGATTAATACTAACTCGGTTAGTATGTAATATCCTGATAATAGGGTACCTAAGAACCGCAAGATAATAACCTCCAATCGTGCTAAGCACAGGTAGGTCCCTCGAGCAGGCTCAGGGCAGGTTCCCCGAGGTTCTTTGATTTCAGGCCAATTGTTACTGACCATCCCACAAAGAAGGGTCCTCGATCCCTAGACTGGGGATAGGGGGGATAGGCAGTCTGGGTGCCCGGTTGGCAGCGAAAGCTGGGGAGGTTCAACTCCTCCC